CCCTATTCCTACTGCATCCGATGATGAGGAGAGCAAGTAATGCCAACCCCCCTTGCTACTGCCGCGGTCCGGTTCGGTGACAACGCCACCACCGTTGTCTACTGGGTCCCCACGATCGCGGCGACGAACTTGACACCCACCCGTTCGGAACTGAACGCTGGCACGAACATCGGTGTGGACCTCGCTGACCTCGACGGGTGGACTGTTGAGGCGGACCAGATCGACACCCAGGCGTTGAACGACGCGTTCCAAACGAAGATCCCCGGTAGCCTTTCGGCGCCGGACTCCTCGCTGACGTTCTTCACGTCGAAGAATGGTGTCGACATTCGTACTCTGTTGCCCCGTGGCACGAGCGGGAACGTGTGCTTCCTCGACGGCGGTGACGTTTCTGCGAACAAGATGGAAACGTACCCCGTGACCGTGACCAGCAACGCGGTGATGCGGTCGTTGCAGTCGAAGGACGCGTCGAAAATCAAAGTCGGGTTCGCGATCACGAAGACCCCTGGTCAGAACCTGACCGTCCCGGCCTAGCCGATGGGGCTCAAAGACCGTCTCGCGGCTCGCCGTCGCCCCACGGCGTCGTATGCGCTTCGTATCGAGGACGACACCACAGCGCGCTCGGAGCTCGCGGCGGCGCGGGCTGCTGGTGACGAGTCCCGGGTCGTGGCTGCGCAGGAAGCGGTCGAGGCGTGTTATGAGCAGGTGACGCTGACGGCGTTGCCGCCGGTGGAGTTGGAGGCGTTGATCGCGGCGCACCCAACACCACCGAAAGGGACGAAGATTTTCAACCCCGTCACGTTCATCCCCGCACTACTCGCCGTGTCCGTGGATTCGGACGTCACCGAGGAGGATTGGTCCGGGTATTACACCTCGGGTGCGATGACCGCTGGTGAAGTCGCGGATCTGTTCGAGGCGGTGTGGCGTTTGAACTACCGGACCCCGGATCCTTCTGTCCCAAAAGGTTAGACGCTGACCCCCAGTTGCAGCTTGAGTTGATGGTGGCGGCGAAGTACAAACGGTTCCACTCCGAGTTCCTCGCGTTCTCTCAGGACGATCGTGATAAAGCCATTTGGCAGTATCTGCGGGAGCGGAAAGAGTGCTCGCATTGCGGTACCCGCAGTGAGGAATGGTACGACGACGATGGTAATCGTAAACAGGCGTACGTCCCGGCGTTGATTGAGTGTGAGGGTTGCGTGGTGAAACAACGCGGTGAGAAGGAGTTCGAGGTGGAGCTGCGGGAGTTCCGGGGCACCCACGTCGGTCTCACACGCAACGAGGAGGCCTAGTGAAAATCCAAATCGTCCTAGGTGACAGAAAGTATGTGGCTGTCGTCGACGAGATGTTCCACCAAATCACGATCGGTCAGATCCGTGCCATCCGCCGCGAAACCGGGATGACGTCCGAAGAGCTGCTGGGCAAGGTCCTGGCCCTGAAAGACGCGGAGAAACCGGGTGGTGACGAGGACTGGGATGTGTACACCGCGTTGGTGTTCCTGGTCCTGTCCCGGTCCGACTGGCACGTCACCTGGGCTGACGTTGAACGAATCCCCCTCGTGGACATCGCTAACGGCTGGTCCGTCATCGACAACGAACCCGCGGCGGTGGATGAGATCCAGCTGGGTCCGCTGGTGATGGTCGATGGCTAGGTACACCCCGGACCGTGCTGGGGTCCGTCGTTGGTTGAACTCCGACAGTGATTTACGGTCCGCTGTCCGGGGTCAGGCCAACACCATCGCCGACCGCGCCCGCTTGCTCGCACCCGTGCGTACGGGCCGGTACAAGGCCAGCATCAAAGTCCGGGACTCCCGCGGCTGGGACGGCCGGCTAGCCGCTGACGTGACCGCTGACGTCCCGTACGGCACCGTCGTGGAGCTAGGGCGGCGGAACCTCCACAACGGCGGGCACCACGTGCTCCGCCGCGCCGCCGAAACCCTCTGACCTTCACCCCCTACCCGCCCGCCCCTTCTGACTTTCCGCGAGGGGGTGCCACGTGGCGAGGTTCAACGTCGGTGAGGCCTTCCTGCAGGTGGTGGCCTCGGCCAAGGGGATCCACGAGGCGATCTCCGCTGAGGTCGCGAAGATCAAAGACATTCAGATCGATGTCACCCCGAACATGGACGGGTTCCGCGACAAGATCGCGGCTGAGGTCGCGGGGATCGCTGACGTTGAGATCGATGTCACCCCGAACCTGACGGGGTTCCGGGAGAAAGTCGCCGCAGAGACCGCGCGGCTCGCTGATGTTGATGTCAACGTTAAGCCGGACACGACGGGGTTCCGGGAGAAGGTTAAGGCTGCTGTCGCTGGGGTCGGCAGCATGGACGTGCCGATCACGGTGGACACGACCCGGGCGAACGCTCAGGTGGGTGCGTTCACGACCGAGTTGCGGGCGCGGCTTGAGGCCGCGACGAAAGCCCTCGGCGATATCCGTTTCTCGGCTGACTCGTCGGATGTTGAGCGGAAGATCGCGGCGATCCGCGCGCAGTTGGTGACGTTGGCGAATCAGCGGATCGGTGTCGACATCGATTCCGCTGCGGCGTCCGCGAAGATCACCGCGCTTGAGGCTGAGCTGACGGCGTTGGGCGCGAAGTCCCCGAACATCCAAGTGAAAGTCGATGTCGCGAAGGCCACAGCGGAGCTCGCGGCGTTCAGCGCGGTGGCCAGGAGCACCAGCAACGACGGGAACCTTGTTTCCCGGGCGTTCGGTGGTCTGGTCACGGCGATCGGGTCGGGTATTTCCAGTTTGGGTTCGTTTGTGGGGTCGGCGTCGTCGGTGGGGTCGACGTTGACGTCGATGGGTGGGTCGGTCACCGGCGCGGCGGGGTCGTTCGCGGCTCTTGGGCAGAACATTGGTAGCGCGTTGTCGTCGGCGTTGCCGTTCCTGGCGACCGCCGCGCAGTGGACCGCGATGGGCATCGCCATCGCGGGTGCGGGTGCTATCGCGGTGGGTGGTTTGGGGCAGATCGGTGGCGCGGCTATCGCGTTGATGTCGGGGATCGTCCCGCTGCTGTCGCTGATGGGGACCCTGCCGGGGATCCTCGGTGCGGCTGGGGTCGCTGTTGGTGCGTTGGCTATCGCGTTCGGCGACGCCGGGTTGAAAGCGGCGCTGGATAAGACGAAGACCGCGTTCGATCCCGTGGTCACTGCGATCCAAAACCAGATGCGGCCGGCGTTGACGGGCCTGTTGCAGGCGGTTCAGCAGTTGGAACCGACGATCGCCGCCGCGGTCCCGAAGATCACGTCAGCGTTGTCGTCGGTGGCGACGGGGTTCTCGAACATCCTGAAATCGTCATCGTTCAAAACTGATTTGACCACGTTGCTTAACGGGGCCGCGCAAACCATTCAGGGGTTCGGGACCGCCGCCCAAACAGCGTTCAAGGGTTTCGTTGACCTCGCCGTGGCGGCGCAACCAGCGGTGCAGTCCCTGGTCACGTTGGTGCAGCAGCTAGCGACGCAGTTCGCGGCGGCGATGGCTGAGGGCCGCAAAACTGGGGAGATCACCACCCTGTTGCAGCAGGGTGTCGCTGTGTTGCAGCAGGTCATCGGTGTGGTCACGAACCTCGCTGGGCTGTTCAAAGACCTGTGGGACTCCGCGAACCGCACCGGGGCGTTCACGTCGACCCTGTCCGCGATCAACACGGGTATCACCCAGTTCCGGGACTACGTCACCCAAGCTGGTGGCGCGTGGGACCAGTTGATGTCCAAAGCTGGGTCGGTCACCACGTCGCTGGTTGGTTTGGTCGGGTCGATCGGTAACGCGTTCGTGACCCTGGGTAACTCGATTGATATTTCTGGTGTGATCGACACGATCACGCAGGCGATCAACAACATGACCCCGGCGTTCGCGCAGATCGGTGCCGCCGCTACTCCAGTGTTCGAGAACATCATCACGATCATCGGGCGGATGGTTCAAGCTCTCGGACCGTCTGTGTCCGAAGCGTTCACCAGTCTCGGGACCGCGATCCAGTCGATCGACTGGGAAAGCGTCACCGTAGGCGTCGCTGCGTTCATCAAGGGAATGTCGGACATCGTCTCGACTATCACCACAGTCGGTGAAGCGTTCCAAACATTCGAGCAAATGATCAACCAGGTGGAGTCCGGTGACTTCGCGGGCGCGGGCCAATCACTGGAACATCTAGGTCAACTCTGGGCCGACCTCGGGACAAAACTAACAGACACATCGTCAATCGAGGCCGCCAGGACATCCGTAGCCGGGCTCAACGACACGATCAAAGGCGTTAAGCAGCCAGCACCTGTCACGTTCACTGGTGACGCGGGTGGGTTGTTAGCGATTGTGCAGAGCGCGGCCACCGCGATCTCTGGACTACCCCAAACGCATACGACCACGTTCACCGGTGACGGCGCCGCTCTGTTGACCGCAGCAGCGGGTGGGCAGTCAGCGATCACGGGCGTCGTCCCGGACTGGTTGACGAAATTCGCTGGGGACGCCACGAACCTGATCACCGCTGCGGCGACATCCGCTGACGCTCTGAACGGGGTCCCCAGCACCCACGGTTCGTCGTTCACCGGCGACGCGAGCGGTTTAACGTCCGCTGCGACCTCGGGGACGACCGCGATCAACGGAGTCCCTGCGACGCATGACACCACGTTGACGGCCACAGCGGACGCGGCCACGGGTGGGTTGTTGACGGTCGTGCAGAGCGCGGCCACCGCGATTTCTGGGTTGGTAGCGACTCACGCGACGACGATCACCGGTGACAACAGCAACCTCACGGCGGCGGCGCAGGGCGCGACGACCGCGCTCAACGGGATCGTCGACAAAGCCGTCACCATCACCGCGGACAACTCCCAAGCACTGTCCGCGATCCAACAGGTACAAACCCAGCTGAACTCCCTGCAGGACAAAACGGTGACCGTCACGGTCCAAACGGTGCAGGCCGGCGCGGGTGGGATGATCGTGACCGGGATGGCCGGGGGTGGGATCCTGCCCATGGCCTCAGGTGGGCATTTGACACCCATGTCGGGGGGCACGGCGCGGGTCGTGGGCCCGAACACGTGGCGGGTCATCGGGGACCGCCCCCACGGTGACGAAGCGTTCATCCCCCTGAACGGGTCAGCGGCGTCCACAGCACTGCTGGGTGTCGCCGCGCAACGCAGTGGGTTCGGCCTGGTCCCCATGAGCTCGGGTGGGTTCAGTTCCCGCGATGGTGGCGCGTGGTCCTGGTTGGAGGACATGCTCCGCCGGTACCGCCACGGCGGTGGGCCAGCGCTGCAACCGCAACCGGAAATGCTCGACCAGGTCGTGTCCGGGCCCCGCGTCGCCAGCTTCGGTGGGGGCAGCACCGTCGGGCTGTCCGGGTCCGCTATGCCCGTCAGCCCCGCTGTCCTGAACACCATGTATCACCCCAACCCGACCATCCCCACCCCACCCAGCACCGGCGGCGGTGGTGGCAGCCACGGAAGCGGGGGCCGCCGCGACGTGTACATCAACAGCAACTCACCCCTGATCCAGGAGTTCCTGCGGATGGTCCGGTCGGAGGTCCGTAAACAGGGCGGCAACGTCCAAGCCGTGCTGGGGACATGACGTGGCGTTCCCCCAGACACCCCGCCAAGCCAAAACGGAGCTGTTCCTCAACGGTGGGTGGGTTGATGTCACTAGCGACGTGTACGCCCGTGACTCGCTGCGGCTCAGCCGCGGGTCCAAAGACGAGAACGGCAGCCCTGAGCCGTCGTCGTGTCAACTGACCCTGAACAACCGCAGCGGGAATTACAGCCCCCGTAACCCCAATAGCATTTACTACGGGTCGATCGGGCGGAACAACCCGCTGAGGGTGTCGATTGAGCAGTTGAAGGACACGTTCGCTCGTACCGTCGTCAACAATTGGGGTACCGCGGACACCGGTCAGGTATGGACCCCAATCAGCTCGGACACGTTCACGGCCAGCGACTTCCAAGTCACCGGTGGTGTGGGGAAACACTCGGTCCCGACGGCGGGGAACTTCCGGTACACCTACACCGCCGCCAACACGTGGCGTGACGTTGACGTCGCTGTCACGGTGACTTTGCCGTTCACCACGGTCACCGGTAACAGTGTGTTCCCCGCGAACATCATCCTCCGGTGGCAAAACGTGGACTCCTATTATTTGATCACCACTGAGGTGACCACCGCGGGTCATGTCCTCATCGGCATATACCTCATCACCGCAGGGCCCGGGTCGGATGTCGTGGCCAGTGTTGATACGGGGATCATCCACTCGTCGTCGCAGGCGCTGCGGGTACGCGCCCAAACAGAGGGCCACACGATCCGCGCGAAAGTGTGGGCCGCTGCGGGCACCGAACCGTACTCGTGGAACGTGATCGGCAACGACGACAGCATCGGCGTCGCGGGACCCGTCGGGGTCCGATCCGAAGTCGCGACCGGGAACACGAACACGTTCCCGATAGTGTTCTCCTACAGCAATATCGCGGTCCGGGTACCACGATTCGTGGGGGAAGTGTCGTCCTGGCCGCAACGCTGGGACACCTCCGGTAACGACGTCTACGCCCCCGTCGAAGCTGCGGGTATCCGTCGGCGGATGAGCCAGGGTGTGTCACCGGTGAAGTCGGAGTTCACCCGGACCTACTCCAACGGCTTCACTGACGTGGTCGCGTACTGGCCGGTGGAAGACGGCAAAGACTCCCTGATCGTCGCGTCGGGTATCGGTGGGTTCCCGATGACCACCCAAGGGAAAACGGACTTCGCTGCCTACACCGATCTTCCGTCGTCCGCGCCGTTAGCGACGTTGGACGTGGGGTGGTGGATCGGGACGATCCCGAACTACACCCCGACCGGGCAGACCATGTTCCGGTGGTTCATGCACGCCCCCGAAACAGCGCTACCCGACGTGTCGATCATCGCGCAAATGTTTTGCACGGGCACCACGCTGGCGTGGCAGATCACGTTCCGCAACGCCCTCGGTGACATCTCCATCGAAGCGTTCGGTCGTAACGGCACCAGCGTCCTCAACGCCGGCCCGTTCTCCTTCGGGGCCATCGACACAGCCGGGTTGTGGAGCCTGAACCTCACCGAAACCGGTGGGAACATCAACTGGAGCTTGACCACCGTCAACGTGGGTGACACATCCGGGCAAAACGTCAGCGGCACCCTCAACGGGTTCACCGTCGGCAAAGCGAACCGGCTCACCATCGACCCCTACAAGGGTTGCAAGGGCACCACGCTGGGGCACCTCGCGGTCCGTACCGCGGTCACCACCATCTTCGACACCGTCTCAACGCTGAACGGCTCCACCGGGGACGCGTTCAGCCTCGGTGGGGAAACCGCTGGGGAACGCATCGAACGCCTCGCCGCCCAAGAAGGAATCAAGATCGGTGGGCAGGGTGACCGCGGGAACACCGCCGCGGCCGGTGCGCAACGCGTGGACACGCTCCTGAACCTGCTGGACTCCGCCGCTGACGCTGACCTGGGCATCCTCGCGGAGATGCGCGGCGACTCCGGGCTGTCATTCCGGACCAGGGCGACGCTGTACAACCAGGACCCGACGCTGACCCTGAACTACACAGGTGGGCAAGTCGCGCCACCACTGGAACCCGTCGACGACGACCAACAAACCCGCAACGACGTCACCGCGACCCGACAAGACGGGTCCTCCGTCCGCGCGGAACTGCTTACCGGGCGGATGTCGACGCGGCCCCCCGAACAAGGGGGAGTCGGGCGTTACGACGTCGAAGTCACCCTCAACGTCGCATTCGACACCCAGTTACCCGACCTGGCGACGTGGTTGATGGCGGCGGGCACAGTCGACGAAACCCGCTACCCCACAGTCACAGTGAACCTAGCTAACGCGAACACCACCGCCCTGGACACCGCTGCGTTAACCGTGGACCTCGGGGACCGGCTCACCATCACCAACCCCAGAACAGGACAAACCCCCGACACGATCTCCCAAATCGTTCGGGGCTACACCGAAACGATCGGACCGTTCGAGCACACCATCACCTACAACTGCTCCCCCGAATCCCCCTACGCGGTGATACGACTCGACACAGCCGGGAAAACGACCATCGACAGTGACACATCCACGCTGGTGTCGGGTGTGACCACCTCGGCTACGTCACTGTCCGTGGCGACGACGGGAATGTTGTGGAAAACCGGTGCGGTGTCTATTCCCATCCGGGTCGCGGGGGAACTGATGACCGTCACCAATATATCCGGGGCCAGTTCACCTCAAACGTTCACCGTAACCCGCAGCGTCAACGGGATCGTGAAAACACAAGCCGCTGGGGCGGCTGTCGCACTGTTCAGACGCGCCACCCTCGCGTTGTAAGCAGAAGGAGTCAAGATGACGAACCAGTTAGTTGTCGGAACTACTTCAACGACACAAACGTATACTACAGATAATTCAGGCAACCTAGATATGGATCTAACCGCAACTATTCCATCGGGTAGCACACCTATTGCAGGTGGAGTGTCTTTGTACAACGTGACACAGTCAACTGAGCTGACTATAGAGCAGTTTAGAGCGTTCGCGCCCGTTAGTACGGGGTGGCGTGTGTCATTCCTCACAGCCGCTGGAATACACGATAATATCAGTGTAACAGTGTATGTCAGTTACGTGAGTAGCTAGCATGCCGTTCTCCCCGTTTCTCGCTGGGCAGGATTTGACCGCTGCGTTGTTGAACACCGCCATCGACAACGCCCACGGCGTGAAAGCGCTCACTTCGGACCTGACGACGTCGGCGACAACGTTCACGGACTCCTCTGAGCTCACCGTAGCGGTCGCGGCTAACGCCGCGTACATCATCACCTGTCAAATAATCTTCGACGCCAGCACTACAGCGGACATCAATATCCGACTCACAGCGCCTACGGGAACACTTTTACGGATGGCCCCGTGGGGTCAAAGCGCGGCGACAGTAGATAACGTCCCACAAACTGTTACGGACGCTACTGCGACGTGGACACAATCATACGGTGGTAAAGGCGCGGGAACCTACTGCCTCGTGCGCCCCGCCGGTATGATCAGTGTCAACACCGCGTCCGGGAACCTAGTTATGGGTTTCGCGCAGGTGTCCGCCAGCGGCTCCACACTCCTGAAAGTGGGCACCATGTTCGCCCTGTCCAGGATTTTCTGATGACCATCCCCGCTGGTTGTAGCTGCTGCTCCTGCGACGAAACAGACCCGGATGTCTACTGCCGCGCGCACGGTACCGGCGTGACCAGGCGACAATGCGACACACACGGCTCGACCGGGATCATCGACATCCGTAACCCCGTCATCCCGGTCAGCGTCGAATCCAAACGGGCCGGTGGGGCACCGTGAACCCTGTGGGGCGGGTGTTGTGGGCGGCGTGGCGGGAACAACCCACCGCCGTCACCCTCCCACTCGGCATGACCATCATTGGGCTCGCCGCGATCATCCTTGGGGACAACGCATCCAGAGCGTTCACCGAACTCGGCGGCGGCAGCATGATCCGCGTGATGGGTGCTGCGATGCTCGTCGGTGGGGCCCTCGTCACTACCGGCATCGTCCGGGCGGATTACCTCCTCGAAGTGATCGGGCTCGCCCTTGCGGCGTTCGGGGCCACCGTGTACGGGGTTGGCGTGGTAATGGGATTAGGCACCCAAGGGCTGGTCACTGGACCAGAGAACATTCTCATTGCGCTGGCGTTCTTCGGCCGGATCGCACTGATCTCTCGCCGGGCTCGCGCTGCCAGCAGCCGCATGTGACGCGTCAAGCAACGGGGGCGTAATGAGCCCAGACACGTTGCGACTGGTCCTGCAGATCGTCGGTGTCGTCGTTGGTGGCGGCATCCTCGAATTTATCCGCCGGATGCTGGCCCGCCGCGCTGAGCTGCGGAATCTCAACACCCAATCCGACGCGACCGCGCTCGGCGCGTCCAACGACTACATCAAGACGTTGCAGGACGACGGCCGGACCCTCCGCGCCGAGATCACCGACCTGAAAACGGAGATCCGGCGGAT